TTGTACTTGGCGAACACCTCGATGTCGCCATCCGCACGCATCACTTCCCGGTCGGAATAGAACAACGAGCACTGCGCATCCGTCTCCGTCGCTGCCGTACCGAATGCCACCTTGGTACCGTCGGCCTTGTAGTAAGGAAGTTGCGAGAAAGTATAGACCGAGAAGCCGAACAACTTATCGGTTTCCAACATTGTCTTGTAGAGCTTCATGTCCTCCAGCATGAGATCGGCCAAGTGGTACGGGTTCAGTACCGCTACCAATGTAGCCGGGTCGATGTCCTGCGCACGGAACCAGGCATCCATCTTCAAGATGTCTTCGAACGAGATCTTGCCCGGCTCAACAGCCGTCTTGACCGGTGTCAGTTTCGCGTCCTTTGCCGGTGCCCAGTTATTGGCGGCGTAAGCGGATGTTTCTGCCTGCAAGGTGTTGCGGTGCTGCCGCACGACGCTATCCATCTTGGCGTAGGCTGTTTCCTTCTCTTCCACGTTGCGGACTACCGTGTTCTTCGTGTCGAAGGTGTGCAGGGGCAGTTCCAATGGGATGTCGGTACGCCCCATGGTCGGCACGGGAAATTCCGTGTTGTCCACCAATACGTCCGGCGCGACACCCGCTTCCGCCAGATTGATTTTGTTGTATTCCACCATCGCTGTCATGTCCACCGAGCGGGTCAGGAACGTGCGGTCGGGGTAGAACCCCTCCATCAGCATGGCGATCCAGATTTGTTTTTCTATTGCCATAAAATAGTTGTTTAATGGTTATTTAATACACTTTTTCAATTCCTCGAAGGCTTCCGGATCTTCCGCCTTCAGGCGTTTCAACCCTTCGGGGTCTTCCTTCGCCCATTTCAGATAGGTCCAGTCCTTGCGTTCGTCGGCGATGGCGGTCTTGCCGGACGAATGGGCCACTTTGCCGGAGAGCGATTCGCGTGCCGGGATGGCTTCCAAGGTGGCTTTGGCGGTATCGAAATCGGCCAAGGCCAACTTCTCGAACGCCTCTTTCTTATCCGCCGTGATACGGCCCTCCTTGATAGCCAAGGCGACCAGTTCGGTCGCTTTCAGCTTGCGGCCCTCTTCCAATTCCTTCTCGGCTTTCTCGGCGCGTGACTGCAATTCCATGATGGCGGCGGAAATCGATTTGCCATCCGCCTCGTTGCTTTTTAAGCCTAACGCGATATACGCCTCGGCTGTCAGGATCGTTTTGTCCATTTCGTTGTTGGGTTTGTTGATGTTTAACAATGCCTCGACGCTTAGTTTCACCTGGTCGTCGGGGATGATGTCGCCTTGTTGGTTGTACAGGCGCAGGGCATTCCTGTTGCTGGGGACGCTTACCAGGCTTACTTCGCACAGTTCCCAGTCTGTTACCGTCACGCGCTCTTCGCCATCGGGCGTGGTGCGCAGTTCTACGGCATTAATGATGATTCCGGGGCTGCATCCCTTCAGGATTCCTTTCTTCGCCTGGCGTTTGCATTTGGCCCCCAAGGTGTCCTCTTCGTCATATTCCGCCTTGCCGATCAGTTTCGTGCCCTCCACCCGGAGGCCGGTCATCTGCCCGATCAGGTTGGACGACTCGTGGTTGAAGAGCATGACCGGGTTGGCGTTGTAACGCTCGAACCGCCCGGCGGCATTCAGGAGGACAAAACCGTGGCTGTTCACCACACTCTCATCGTTCAATGCATATTCGTCTTCGTTCATGTGCGATCTGTTTTTGAGGCAAACGTACACTCTATTCGAGGGAGGATGAAACAGAGTTGCAAACCTTTACACTTTTATTTCCGGCCACTTTAATTTACTTGAACTTTGCCGGAAACAAAGAACGCTTATGGCAGAAAAACAGAACAAGGAAAAGGCGGGCATCCGTGTGAAAGACCCGCAGAAGTATGAATACGCCTACCTGCTGTATATGCAGAAGGTCCCCCAAAAAGAGATTGCCGAACGGGTGGGCGTGAGCCAGCAGACGCTCTCCAAATGGAAAGAAGACGGCGGCTGGGAACTGAAACGGGTGGCCAAGACTGTCAGCCGCGACCAGATCATTAATAAGGTATTGCTCCGGATTAACGAGATGCTCGACAGCGAAGAGGAGTTCAACGCCGACGAGTTCTCCAAAGCCGCCAACCAGCTGTCGAAACTGAAACAGGGCTGTACCATCGACGACATCGCCGACATCCTGACCCGCTTTGGCGACTGGGTGATCGAGCAGAGCGCAAGCGACAAGACCATTACCACCGAGTTCGTCCAACAACTTACCCAGCTACAGGACAAATACCTCTTAAACCGTATCAACAATGGCTAAAAACAGATTGAGCAAAGAGAAATGGAAGCAGTGGGAAGAGCGCAAGAAGCTGATCCTGTCGGCAGACTTCCATCTGGCCGACACTTCCGAAGTCAAGGAGGCACGTATCGAGCGGGCACGCAAGGATTATGCTTTCTTCGTGGAGACCTACTTCCCGCACCTCTGCACTAACAAGGAGACCAAGCAGATCATCCGGTGCGGCAAGTTCCAAATCGATGCCGCCAAGTATCTGAAGGTGCATCCCCATACCCGTGCCGTCTTCGAGTGGGCCCGTGGCCATGCCAAGAGTACCCATATCTCGCTGATGATCCCCATCTGGCTGATGATACAGGAGAAACGCTCCATCCACGTGATGATCCTGGTCTCGAAGTCGGAAGACAGTGCCGACCGTTTGTTGTCCGACCTGCAGTGCGAGCTGGAGTTCAACAGCCTCCTAAAAGCCGACTTCGGAATCCAGATAGACGAGGGGAGCTGGAGCACCGGCGAGTTCAAGACGGCGGACGGCATGCTCTTCATGGCCATTGGCCGGGGACAGTCGCCCCGCGGTATCAAGAACCGGGGGCAGCGTCCGGACTACATCGTGATCGATGATATCGATGACGATGAGATGGTGCGCAACCAGGCCCGTATCTCACAGGCCTTCGACTGGTGCCTCTCCGCCCTGTTGGGCGCAATGGACATGGGGCGCGGGCGGTTTGTCCTAGTGGGCAACCGCATTGGCAAGGACAGTATCCTGAGCCGCTTTGCCGAACGGCCGGAAACGCACCATACCATAGTAAATGCGATAGACGCTTCCGGCTACCCCTCGTGGGCAGAGAAGTACAGCAAAGAGGAAATCTTGAAACTACGCAACTACATGGGCGAACGCCGGTTCCAGAAAGAGTACATGAACAACCCCGTCAACGAGGGGGCGGTCTTCCTGCGCAAGCATATCTGCTACGGGAAAATGCTTCCATTGAAGGAGTACCGCAGCCTGGTCTGCTACACCGACCCCTCGTTCAAGGCCTCCACGCAGAACGACTTCAAGGCGACCATGCTGGTTGGCAAGACCAAGGAGGGGCAATACCACCTCCTGAAAGCCTACGCCGACCAGACCAGTGTCTCCGCCATGGTCGCTTGGCATTACGACATCGACCATTACATCGCCGGGCGTGTCCCGGTCCTGTACTACATGGAGTCGAACTTTATCCAGGACCTCATGCTCGACGAGTTCAAGAAGGTAGGTGACACCGTCGGCCACCAGATCCCCATCCGGGGCGACGGGCGCAAGAAGCCGGACAAGTTCTCGCGTATCGAGGCCATGCAGCCCCTCTTCGAACGGGGTTTGGTCATCTTCAACGAGAAGGAGAAAGACAGCCCCGGTATGCGCCAACTGGTCGAACAACTCCTGATGTTCGAAAAGGGCAGCCGCGTGCACGACGATGCGCCCGATGCTCTGGAGGGAGCCGTCTTTCTGCTGAACCAACGCAGCATGGCCTGTGCAGGAACTTATCGCGTAGGCCGCAGGCCCAGCAGACGTTATTAATCATCAATCAGTAAGCCTATGTTTTTAGAGATTCAAGAAATGAGCACGGTCATCATGGAGTACCGCCTTCAGGAGATCGCCGAATATGACGACACGATCGTACAGGCCTGCATACTGGCCGCCGTCCAACGGGTGATGCGCCTGTTGTCGGGGCGGTACGATGTGGAAAAGATATTCTCCGCCACCGGCGACGAACGCGACGCGGAACTGCTGGAGATCACGAAGAACATCGCCCTGTGGTTCCTCTGCCGGCGGTGCAACGTGGATATACTGTACAACCGGGTGAAAGAGGCCTACGACCGCGATATGGCCTACCTGCGTGAGCTGATGAAGGGCGACATCCCCTCCGGGCTTCCCCTACGCGAGACCGACGGCCATCCGGTCGGGGCGGTCCGCTTCGGCAGCAATCCCAAATTCAGGCACTCCTGGTAGACCGTTAGAACAATGTTTGAGCGTCATTCTAACAAAAGATAAAGATGAAAATGAACAACTACAACCCAAAGAATAAAAAGGGGCGCAAAAAGCCTCAAACAACTTCGCCCCGGCAACGCGAGGGGCTGGTGCGAAAATTAGTGCCTAAAGCCATCAGCCGGATACGGAAAGACCTCGATAGCTGGCGCAGGGCGTTACGGCAAGCCGACAGCGTGGACCGCCCGCGCCGTCGCGAACTGATGGATCTCTACGCCGATGTCATGTTGGACGCGCTCCTGACCAGCCAGGTGGAACAGCGGATCGGCCGGGTACTCTCTTCGTCCTTCAGCCTGAAAGACGTTTCCGGAAAAGTGAACGAGGAGGCGACACGCTCGCTTTCCGAAGCGGTCTGGTTTCCGTTGCTGCAACGCTACATGCTGGAATCGACCTTCTACGGCCATTCGCTGGTGGAGTTCGCCCTGTCCGATACGGACGGTATTGAGGTTTTCCTGCTCCCCCGGCAGAACGTGGTACCGGAACTGGGGCTGTTCCTCTATGACAGCTCGGTCGATGAAGGCGAATATTACCGCGAGATGCGCGAATACGGCACCTATGTCGTGGAGTTCGGTTCGCCCCGCAACTACGGCCTGTTGAACAAGGCGGTACCGCACGCCCTCTTCAAGAAGTTCGCCCATAGCTGCTGGTCGGAGCTGTGCGAGATCTACGGCATCCCGCCCCGCTACATCAAGACCAATACGCAGGACCCGGAGATGCTCGACCGCGCCGAGCAGATGTTGCGCGACATGGGTTCCGCCGCCTACTTCATCATCGACACCACCGAGGAGTTCCAATTCGCCACGGGCGTATCGACCAACGGCGATGTCTACAACAACCTGATCTCGCTCTGCAACTCCGAGATGTCGCTGCTCATCAGCGGGGCGCAGATCGGGCAAGACACCAAGAACGGCAACCGCTCGAAAGAGGAAGTCGCCGTGGAGCAGCTGGAGAAGTATGTGAACAGCGACAAGCGGCAGCTGGAAGACTGGATGAACTCGATCGTCCTGCCCGCCTTCTACCGCCTCGGCATCCTTCCGGACGGCTTGCGCTTCTCGTTCAACAGCGAGGAGGACACCAAGGAACTTTGGAACCGCACCGCCCAAGCGATGCAGTATTATGAGATCGATCCGGCCTGGATCAAGGACAAGTTCGGCATCGAGGTGACCGGCAAACGCTCCAACAGGCAGGAAGGTTTTTTCGGGTCAGCCCCGGAAGAGTGACGGGGCTGAGAGCTAAACTGAAAGCGCTTTACCGGGACGGTTCCGTACAACTGTCGGCAAATGGGGACGAACTGCCCGGCATTGACGAAAACACCTTCAAGGCCGCCATCCGAAGGATTTTCAGGAATCAAGGCTTTACCGCCGATGAGCTGTCACACCCCAAAGTGCGGCAGCTGGTAGACGCTTACACGAAAGCCTACGAAGGGGCGATATCCCCATCTTTAGCAAGCGGCGTGATTCCGGAGGTGATGGCGAAGAAACTCAAGGAGGATGTCTTTATTTTCTCCGGCTTCAAGACCTATCAGGAATTGAAAGAGGTGGCCCGGCTGCTGCGCGACGATGACGGGACAGTAAAGCCGTTCCACCGTTTTTACAACGATATAACGGCGATCAAGGAGGATTATAACAAAAACTACCTGAAGGCGGAATATATCTTCGCCCAGGCTTCATCGGAAATGGCGGCCAAATGGAAAGACTTCGAGGCGGACGGCGACCGCTACAACCTGCAATACCGCACGGCGAACGATGGCAAGGTACGCCCGGAACACGCCGCGTTGCACAACGTGACGCTCCCGGCCGACGATCCTTTCTGGAACGAGTTCTTCCCGCCCAACGGCTGGCGCTGCCGCTGCACGGTGGTACAGGTACGCAAGGGGAAATACCCCGAGTCGGACAGCGCCACCGCCATCCAGCAGGGACGCGAGGCGACCTACCAAGCCGGTAAGAATGGTGTGAACCGTGCCGCCATCTTCCGCTTCAACCCCGGCAAGCAACAGGTCATCTTCCCGCCGCACCATCCCTATTACCAGGTCAGCCAGCTGGAGCAAAAGAAGGTGTGCGAGGCGTTGACGAAAGAACAGGTCAAGGTAATCGTGCAAGAAATACCGGGGAATCTTTCAAATAAAGAGATTAATGCTATTGCGGATAATAACTCCCAATTGGAAAAAATATTTGGAGTCGGAAAAGGGGAACCAATGGTATATGAAGATGCAAATAAGGGAAAGGAAAACCCGAAATTTAGCGAATCAATATCTTACCAAATAAATTGTCAGACCTGTGTTCCTACCCATTTGTTACGCAGGCGTGGTTTCAATATTGAAGCTGCTCCTAACATTAATAATAGTGCTTACAGTTTGATGGAAAAACAGAATGTAGTATGGCATAAAAACCTTTTCACTAATATTGATGGAACTGATTCGGAATTTGTTTGGGCAAGAAATTGGGCCGCAAAAAACGGGGTGAATCGATTTAGTGAAAAAGAGATTAAGCGATTCTTTGCTGACAATATGAAAGATGATGGATTGTATGAGATTTATTGTGCTTGGAAAAGAAGAGGTGCTCACGTATTCTGTGCTGAAGTAAAAGAGGGTGTGATAAGATTATTCGATCCACAGCCAGGCAAGGATAACGTAGTAAACTATATAGCCAATATGAAAGGTTCAAGTGTTGGTGTATTGAGGATTGATAATAAACTTGTCAATCCCAAAGTGGCAGGATTATTTATAAAAGTTCAGTAATATGAAAATCCTCATCGCATATCAATTGAAGCTCTCCTTCACGGTCTATGATATAATGAGGCAAGCCGATTGGCAAAGTAACCCCATCAATATCAGTACACCCTACGGAATATATAGCTTCTTGCGATGTTCGCTTTTCCAAAGCGACATCATTGAAACCGTGCGCATTCGCAAATACAGATATGTGATTGGGAATATTCATTAACATTTGATTTTTCGCAAATATACAAACTATTTAAACATGGACGACAAAACATTCTTAAATAATGTCATGCGCGACCTCAAAATCGAGCTGGACGATGAGTTTGACCGCAATTTCGAGCGTAAGGCCTTCTTTGACCGGCCGTGGGGATCGCTCAGCAAGAACTACAACCCTTCGGAAGGTTCGGTGTTGATGCGTACCGGTGCCTTGCGCCGTAGCCTGCACAGCCGGATAGACGGCACGCAACTGATTTATGAAAGCAGCCTCAAATATGCAGCCCTTCAGAACGAGGGTGGAACCATCCGGCAGGACTTCGTCCCATCAGACAAAATGCGCCGGTGGGCATGGGCGAAAGCCCGCGAACGGAGGGAACAGGGCGACAAGCCCGGCGAAGAGAAGTTTCGCCGTATGGCACTCGCCAAACGCATCAAACGGACGATTGCCGTACCCGCCCGCCCCTTCATCGGCGAACATCCCAGGGTAAGGGAGATTGCTGCGGGTGTAGTCCGGGAAAATACAGAAAAGACGTTGGAAGAAGCCAAACGAGTATTCAAATCATAAATTATAAATCAATGAAAGAGATTTTACTTACCGTCATGCAACGGCTAAAGGAGCAAGTCCCCGATTTGGCCTACATTGCCGAAGACTGGGGCCAGATGGATTATTACAACGACGTGCCGCCGGTGAAGTTCCCCTGCGCGTTGATCAGCGTGAACCGTATCAGCTTCGAGTCGGAGACGTGGGGGGTGCGCCGCACCCGGCTGACCTTCCTGGTCCGTATTGCAGACTGTCCCGTCCTCATGGCTAACATGGCGGCTCCGGAACAACACCGCGAACGGGCGTTCGCCATCTTCGACCTGATGGAGCAGGTGGGCAATTGCCTGTACGGGTTCGAGACCGAGGCGTTCAACGCTATCGAGCAGCAGGAGGTCACCCGCTACAACCGCGAGGACACCATTCGTGAATATGCGATGACCTTCACGACCGAGTATGGGGTGGAATCAGAAGAGGGTTAGTTGCCGCCCGGCGTTGCGGTTGCGCTCCTGGGAGATGTTCACCCCGATGTAGTTCAGGAACGTGCGGTAACACATGGGATAGACCGGGCAGACGTAACGCCGCCACACCTCTTTGTAGCAACGGTCGCGTCTGCCCGGTTCGTAATGCTCCTTGACAATTGAGCATACCAATTCGATACGCTTCAGCGTGTTCCTGTGATACCCCATATCCGATAACCTAAACCTATAAACATCTTTCTAATCGCAAAATTACAAAACTTATCCCACACTTCGCCCTATTTCCTGCATATTTATGCAATATAACCTGCATATACAACTTCCGTATGCATCCAATCCTCCATCTTTGCCCATGAACCAGTTGACAAAGGACAGTTGACAGTTTAGGTTCCGGACAGATAACTCTCAACAATTGTCAACTCTCAACTAAAAACGCTGTTTTTATGTCACAGAAGTATAAGTTAATCGAGAGAAAGAACATGGGGAAGGATAACGGGACGAACCCGAAGAAGTTCTACCCCCAGGCAGTGAACAACGGCTATGTGAGAAAAGCGTGAAAATAAGTCATGTCAAAACGACCCTAAAAAACATGAGATTCTAATAGTTATGACATTTTTGACATGCTTTTTTCTTGGCACTTTTTTTGTTATATACTCAATAAATATTAATTAATAATTATAAAGA